AACATTGAAGATGAGGCAACAGCTCAAACTTTTTTAAGAGATCTTTTAAACGAACCTTCCGCTATTTGGAAAAAAACATCTTATAATACTAGATTTGGTAAACACTATACCAACGGTGTAGAATCATCAGATCAAAGCAAAGCCTTTAGAGGAAATTATGCTTATGAAGGATGCACTTATGATTCTGTAAATGATATTTTTATAGAACCTAAACCTTTTGAGTCTTGGACTTTAAACATATCAAAGGCAGAATGGGAACCTCCTGTAGCACGTCCTGAACAAGACGGAAATAACTACAAATGGAGTGAAGTTGATCAAATTTGGGTTTTATCTTAATCTATTTAAAAGAAGAAATATAAAAGTTAAAAGCAATACAATATCTAGGTTTTTTTTCTAAAAGAGGTAGAACCTCGTGTTGTAATATTGGACTAAATAAAATAAATTTACCAGGCTCTGGTAAAATTTCTAAATTATATTCTGGAAAATTAATTCCAGATTTATTTTTACTTAAATATAAAACACCTGACATTTCACAATTTCTATGATCGTGTAAACTACACGAGTCATTAAAATTATATTTTACACCCCAAGCTTCTTTAATTTGAAGTTCCATATTAGTATTTTTTAAATTAGGATAAACTTTTGTAATATGAGCAATATAAACTTTAACTATTGTTTTATTTATTTTTTCTAAAAAATTTAGAAAATGAGGATCTTGAATAAAATAAGACCATTCTGTCATTTTTGCTAAAACATTAGTTTTATAATTATTATTTTTATTAGTGATGATGTTTTCATTAATTTTTTTAATAAAATAATTTATATCTAATTGAGAAACTTTATCTTCAACTATATAAGTTGGTACAGATATATTCTTGAATAATATTTCTTTCATCAGTTGTTTTAATTATATTTTTAATGTATATATACACTTTATTATGTTTAATAGCAATACAGAAGAAATATTAGTTGTAAGAATATCATCTACTCCTATCTGCATTAAACAATTAATTTTAAATGATCAAATTAAAAAATCAATGAAAGGTTTTATTAAAAATGAAATTAGTAAACCAGGAAGAGTTCTTTCAAATGTTAATGGATACCAAACTAATGATATTAAACATCCAACAACAAATCTATTTTTTAATTTTTTAAAATCTATTATAGAAAAACAATCTAATATTTTTATTCAAGAAGTATTTAAAATAAAAAAAATAATTAAATTAAATAACATTTGGATAAATGTAAATTCTTATAAAGATTATAATAGTCGACACACACATCCAAATTCTTCAATATCAGGAGTTTTTTATTGCAAAGTTCCTAAAAATTCTGGTGCAATACATTTTAGTATAAATAATAATGCTGCTCCATATTTAGATGAAAAAAATATTATTCAACATAATGAATATAACTCTATGAAACATTCTATAAGTCCTAATGAGTTTCAATTAATATTATTTCCTTCTTGGTTAGAACACGAAGTTTTTCCAAATATGAATAAAAAAGAAAAAAGAATTAGCATAAGTTTTAATTGTTCCTAATATGGATATTATAATAAATGAAAAAATTAATTACGGATTATATATTTATTGATAGAAAAAAAATAAATGACGATTATTGTAATTCTTTAATTAAAGAATTAAATAAACATATTTTTAAAGATGGTTTATTTTATGACCCCAAAAATAAAAAATATTTTTCCCCTTCTGGTAAAAAAACATATAAAATTGTTGAAGAAAAAATAAAAAATGCGGATGAGTTGATTAATTTAATACAATTAAGTATAGAAAAATATTTAAAAAAATTAAATTTTTCTTGGTTCAATAATATAATTAATTTTACTTATCCAAAATTTCATAAATATTCTAAAGGTAACTTAATGATTAAACATTGTGATCATATTAGATATATTTTTGATGGGAAAAATAAAGGTGTTCCTGTTTTAACAATTATTGGAATTTTAAATGATGATTTTAAAGGTGGGCAAACCTTTTTATGTGATAAAGATTTAAAATTATCTAAAGGAGATGTTTTAATTTTTCCTTCTAATTTTTTATATCCTCACGAAATTAAAGAAATTAAAAAAGGTATAAGATATTCATTTATTTCCTGGGCTTGGTAACACTTGTTTTATGTGTAAAATATGTATATATACTAATAAAAAATATATAAATTAGAATGGTGAAGAAAATAATTATAGTAGGTGGAGGTTCTGCAGGTTGGATGTCTGCGGCAACTTTAAAACAATGTTTTCCAAACAAAGAAATTACATTAATTGAAAGTCCAAAAATAGAAACTATTGGAGTTGGGGAAAGTACAATTCAACAAATAAAAGAGTGGGTTCATTTATTAGATATAAATGATAAATCTTTTATACCTGAAACAGATGCAATATTAAAATTAAGTATAAAATTTCAAGATTTTTATAAAAAAGGAGAACATTTTCATTATCCTTTTGGAGAAGCTAATTATGCAGGAAATAATAATGAGAATAATGATTGGTGGTTTAAAAAAATTTATAAGTCTAGTACACCAAATAACAATTATGCTGAATCTAATTATCCAATAATGTCATTAATTAAAAATAATAAAATCTCGACAGATTTAAATAAAAGAATATCTTTTTTTTCTTTTCATAAAGACTGCGCTTATCATTTTGATGCAACTAAATTTGCAATTTGGTTAAGAGATAATTATTGTAAACCTTTAGGGGTTAAACACATAAAAGAAGAAATTAAAGAAGTACAACAAGATGACAATGGTATTAAATCCCTAAATGGAAAATATAAAGCTGATTTATATATTGATTGCACTGGTTTTAAATCTTTACTTTTGGGAAAAACTTTAAATGAAAAATTTGAAAGTTATGAAGATTTGTTACCTAACAATTCAGCTTGGGCTACTAAACTTCCATACAAAGATAAAAAAAAACAAATGGAATGTTTTACAACTTGTACTGCCTATAATAATGGTTGGATATGGAACATACCTTTATGGTCTAGAATTGGAACAGGATATGTTTATTCTGACAAATTTATTTCTGATGAAGATGCTTTAAAAGAATTTCAAAAATATTTAGGGACTAAAGATTTAGAATTTAAAAAAATTAAAATGAAAGTAGGTATTCATAAAAGATTATGGGTAAAAAATGTAGCTGCTGTTGGTTTAGCAGCAGGATTTATTGAACCTTTAGAAAGCAATGGTCTTTTTACAGTTCATCAATTTTTATTAAGTTTGGTAGAAAATCTTAATAGAAAAGATTGTTCTCAATGGGATAAAGATAATTATACATATGAGTGTAAAAGATTATTTAATAATTTTGCTGAATTTGTTGCTTTACATTATGCATTATCCCATAGAAAAGATACTGCTTATTGGAAAAATAATTTTAACAAACAATGGGAAGAAAAATTAATTAATTTAGATCCAACATTTGCATCTGGTTTTTTAAAAGCTGTTGGTAATAGAGTTTATGATAATAAACACGATGTTTTTGGTGGTTTCCATTGCATAGCTGCAGGGATGAATTGGGCTCCCACTAGCTTATATAAATTGATAACTAACAATTTATTAAATAGTAAAGCACATTGGACTAATTTTTTAAAAGAACGTACTACTCATTTAGATGAAAAAGTAAAAAATTGGGATGAACTTTGCAAAGAAGCTCCATCAACTTATTCTTTTATGAAAAAGAATTTTTATAGTTAATGTAGTTTAATATAAAGATATCCAACTTCTATTTTGTTTATATTCTATATTACGACCAGGAGCAACACAAAAAGAAACACTTAACCTTTTTGTTAAAGGTTTTATACAATGATAAAATTGATTAGGTATATAAACAGCGTCTCCATTTTTCATTTCTTCTTCTATTAAAGGTTTTTCTTTTTTGTTTGGTTTTTCTTTTGAAAAAATTTGTACTATAAAAGATCCTTCAGATGCAATAATAACATTGTCTTGAATATCTTTATGTATACCAAAACCTTTTTTATTTGTTTCTTTTTCATTTAAAGAAAAATAAAGGTGTGCATCTCCAGGAAATTTTGTAATATTTTCTAAATAATCACAAAAATCATTTATCTTTTTATTAACACGAGAACTATCTCTTATATAACATACTTTTTTATTTATAATTTCATTTAATAAATTTGGTGGATAACAGTTTAAATCAGTTAACCAAATTGTATCATTCCACTGTAATGTTTCTGGAGGGATTGAATTAAATCTTTGTGTATTTACAAAAGGACGTAAATTTAATAAATTTTCTAATTCTTTCCAAGAAATTAAATTTGGATAAAACTTTTTTATAAAAAATGGTTTATTGTTTTTTATTTTTTTTATTTGTGTTTTATTAAATTTCATTTAAAATCTTACTTATATGTCTATCTTTATTGGATTAATTATAGTAGATTTAGGGCTAATAACAATAGATTTTTAACAAAAAATTAGATATAAAGGGTATCTATGTTACAAAAGATACAATTTAAGCCAGGATTTAATAAACAAGCCACAGAAACCGGAGCTGAAGGGCAATGGGTAGATGGTGATAATGTTAGATTTAGATATGGTCAACCTGAAAAGATAGGTGGTTGGCAACAACTTGTAGACGAAACTTTAGCAGGTCCTGTAAGAGCTCAACATACTTGGACAGATTTAACAGGTAAAAAATACGCTGCATTAGGTACATCCAAAGTATTAATTATTTATTATGAAGGTGGTTTTTATGACATTACACCTATCAATGCAGATCAAACAGGATGTACTTTTGATTCAACAACAGGTTCAGCAACAGTTACAGTTAATTTAACTTCTCACGGATTATCAGCAGGAGATTATTTTAAATTTAAAACAGTTACCTTACCAGGTGGAGGAGTAACTGGATATACTACAGCAGATTTTACAACAAATCTATTTGAAGTCATTGCAACACCAACTGGAAATACTTTTACAATTACTATGCCATCAAATGAAAGTGGCACAGGTATGTCGGCTCAAGGTTCAGCAACTTTAAATTCATACATTACAATAGGTCCAGTATTTCAAACTCCTGCTTATGGTTGGGGTACGGATACTTGGTCAGCGGGT